GTCTTGAGCGTTTAACTAATCTAATAATCATCTCGCCTCCGTTATATCGTGGATAAGCGTGAATTTACCACCTGCGAGCGTTCTAATTAATCCTTGCGTACTAGTACACTGCAAATCCCAACTTGCAGTTTCCCACTTCGCCCCTAGCGTTTTATCGTGCGATAATGTGACAGTTACCAGATTTTCGTTCACAGTAATCTCACCCGTTTCGGTTGATAATTTGATAATCTCGCCTTTTTTTGGCTCAATCCACATATCAAACTTGCTACCAGTTAAATCACTTTTCTGCTCGTCATCTTCTAGGATTTCGAAAGTCCACCCGTCATCATCACCACGCACTGTTTCTAGCTCAATGTTTTCCATCTTTGCTCCAATAAAAAACTGCACGATGATTGCTCAAAGTGCGGTTGACTTTAGTTAAGGTTGATTAGATTACGATTTGACCGTTTTCTTTCAGATAAGCATAAATCCGTTCCAAATCAATCTGCTCCGTTGTCTTGCCAATGTCATCTTTTGTTAATGGTTTTTTCATTAGCTCTTTTGCCGCTACCGCATCAATCCACTTATAATCATAAATAATTGGCGTGAAGTTAGTCACAGAACCGTCGCTATCTTCGCCAGTGCCAAGCACATACTTGGCATTGATTGAACCATCTTCCTGTCTAGAGTATGCAGCGATAGCTGAGTACATCGGGTTCAGGATTTTGTTAAATGTTGTCATTTGATTACTCCATTATTGATACATCGTTGTTGTGTTTGATACTGCGTATGCTGCTATACATATCTTATATTGATAACCATAACCAGCAAAAACCTCTGGCGGTGGATCGCCTTTTTTAAACACATTATAACGATAAGAATAAGGCTGATTAGCCTCGATAAAGAATGATATTGATGAATTAACAATGAATACCACTCGTCTAACTGGCGATGGGTTGAAGTTTATTGTCGCGCTATAAACGTCGCTATCATAAATACGAACATTTGCGATAAATGTCTCACACAAATTACCGCCAATCAACTGATTAACCTCAAGCGCCCCCGTGAATTTACCAGTTACACCCTCTAATCTCGCACCTCGTATCGTTCCACCCTCAATCACCGAACCTTTAACAGAACCACCGTTTACGGTTGTACCACTGATTGTTGTACCACTGATTGTGCCACCAGAGATATTATTACCATTAATGCTGTTACCGTTAATGGTCGCCCCTGTAATGGTTCCTCCAGAGATATTATTACCATTGATATTATTACCGCTGATGTTGTTACCGTTTATGGTATTACCGTTTATGGTATTACCACTGATACTCGTACCTGTGATTGTTCCTGCTGTAATTCGTCCAATATCCGAACTAATAGCAGATAGACTGTTCACGTTTAACTTATCAGAGGTTAATGACCGTGTTGCAATATGGTCAGCTCCGATACTACCGACAGCAATATGTTTCGCTGCTACCGCACCAGTTGCAATCTTGTTTGAGGTAATACTATCAGCCGCCATTTGTTGAGCGGTGATTGAGTTAGTGACAATCGAACCACCGTGAATAGCGGTGACACCAGCATTTTGCCACGGGCTAGGTTGAGTTGTGAATTCTGTACACTCCTCAAGCATTGCTCTCATTAGTAGTAAGCGTTGCAATCCTTTTCCACGACTTGCAATGATAAGCTGCACTCGTCCGCTTTCAGGAGCGGTGAATTTCGAGTAATATCTAGGCATATTGATAAAGCCTTGATAGCCATCAGATCGATGCCCATTGCTTGGTATTACTCCGCCGCTGGTGCTTAATTTGTTTAAGTAGCTACCATTACTATTTAATGCATATATTTCATTCTCAACTAATCCACCGTGGACGGCAGAATAAAATGAGAATATATAGCTCTTATTCGGAATGAGCTTGACATCTTGAGCGATACTTACAGCCCACTTATCGTTACCTTCCCCTGTATTTAACCAGTTTACGCATCGGTCTGTATTTTTGTCCACTCCATTGAAAAAATCGCCACCAAAACCGCTTTGTTCGTGGTCTAGTCTAAAATCACCAACCGAGAAATCATGGTTAGGCGTTTGTATATCTCCCCAACCAAACGGCTTCCCATTGTTATCTGGGAAAAATACAGGGTTGTATAGCAGATTCCCGCCAAGCCCAATCGCTAACTTATCAGCAGTGATTTGGCCTGCTGCCATGTGTTCTGCTCGTACCGCTCCAGCCTGCAACGCACCAGCTCCGATTGTGTTCGCACCAATCTGATCGGCTTGTAGAGTGCCGACTAATTGGGTTGTCTTAATGCGAGCGCCACTTGCATCAACGCCATTCTCGAGGTATTTAGTGCCGTTCCAAGTGTATAACCTGCCGTCCGCAGTGTTGTAAACTTGTTTGTGACCTTGATATTCATCAACGTTTAAACCATTAACCGTTTTAATTAAGTCAAGGTTTCTGGCAGGTAGGGCGGTGTCAATTACTTCATCAACGATATTTTGAGATAGTTTTTTGTTTAAAACCTCTAATTCCGCATCAATATCAACCGAGCTTTCGCCACGAATGCCAGTCATTTGGTTAAATGGACCAACGTTCACGCCTCGAGTATGTCTTAGCCAATAGTATCTAACTTTATTAGCTCCGACTTCGTGCGTGTAAACTCTAGAATTTACTTTGGCCAGCAGTCTAGCGGTTTTTATATCATCGGTTTCGCTAACGTAAATCTCTGTCGCTGTGGCATCATTAATCCAATCCCACTCGATTGTGATATTACCTAGTCCACCAGTAACTCTTACACCTGTCGGCGCTGGAGGTTTATCAATAACGAATGTTTGAGTTCTCTCGCTTAATAACTCACCGCTTTCACTCTTAACTTGAATGACAATGGTGTATTCGCCATTCTCAAAATCATCAAAGCTAACATTGGGTGATGATTGTCCTAAACGAACATCATATAAAGCACCGTCTTTGTAGATTTTGATGTCGTATTTGACCAATCCGCTCCCCCCCGTAATATCGGTTGAGAAGCTAACACTGCCATCTTGATTAACATTAACATTGATATTACTAATTTGAGGGACGCTTAGGATTGAAGTTGCTCTAGGCTCAAACTTCGCACCATTATCAACAATAGCTTCTTTCTGTGGTTCGTGCTGTAAGGCTGTAATGGTGTATTTGCCTTTCGACTCTTCTTTAACGGTTAAAGCCTTAAATAATTGACTTGTTACCTGTTGAGTGGATAGCGACCATACACCATAAGCCTCTAATCCAGCAGGGGTTTGGTCTAAAATAACCTCTGCACCTTTCGCAGAGATAATCTTAATGTCTTGATGTTTAGCATTTTGGTTGATGTAACTAAAGTAACTATTACCATTGACAGAAATTTCTCTATCTAAAGTGACTTTCTTACCATTAACTGATAAAACTCGACCACCAATGTTTGTGCCAGCGTAATACGTATCTGACACTCTAATGATGTCACCGGGGATATGCATTAATCCCTCTGTGCCAACAGTAAATGTAACGGTTTTAGTTTCTAGTTTTTCAGTTTGAAGTAACCACAATCCTGTGCGGTGTGCTTGCCCCCTAGACGTGCAACCAAAGGCGGTGATTTTCTTAACGTTTAATCCATTCTTGCGAATAGATTCATCGTCAGAAACATACTCAATCATTCTTTCATATGAGCTGTTTTTATCAACATACTCAACTTGGATTGCGTTATGACGAGCTTTCTTCGCTGAAAATGTGTAATTAAAATCCCCATTCTCTACGTTTGCGTTTGTGTATGTCCAAACAGGGTCATAAGGGCGATCCATTACAACGGTTAGCTGCTGACCGTTCCAAACTGGCATTGCTCGGAAGATTGAGCAGATGTCATTAATCACATCGTACGCAGAGCGCTGTTCTGTTAGCCACGCATTGCAGGTGAATCTAGGCTCTTTACCACCAAAGCCATCAGGAACGAGCTGGTCGCAATATTGAGCAACTTGGTATAAAGTCCATTTATCAGCTCCGAACTCGCCTAGTCTATTACCCAATCCGTAACGTTTGTTTGTAACGACATCATATAAAACCCAAGCAGGATTATCCGTCCAATCTATTTTAAATGTGCCATCCCAAACACCAGAATATTGTCTTGTTCTAGGATTGTAGTTACTAGGGATTTTGACTTTAATCCCCATAATGTCGTAGGTTCGAGTGGGTAGGTTGCTAAAATACTCTGAGTCAAACTTAACGCCAACCAATGCGGTGTTTGGATAGGTGAATACTGTATCAATAACTTCTGTATAACTAGACCATAATGTGTTATTTTGAAGTCTTTGAGAGTTACTATCTTCGGTTAACCGCTCAACCTTAATAGTAAATGGAACAGGCGGCAAATCCCCAAATGTGTGCTGTTGGAGGTATTGAGAGCTATATTTACCAACAATAGTTACAGGGTAAGACTTACTTCCAATGGTAATAACTAGATTAACCTGTGAGCCGTTAATATCGCCGTTATCCTCCATCTTTGAAAGAGCTTGAACGCCAATGGTAAATCTTAATCTAGAAACTTTACTGTCTGTAATAGTCCTTGTTATAGGTAGATTTCTGCGAACCTGCGCTGATACGGATACTTCTTTTTCTGATGCACTAAATCCACTAAGTACATCTTGGACTTGTCCGCCAATTCGACCTTGTAATGACACATTTTTGAAGTTAAATGAACCGTTTTTGTTTTGAACCGGTGTATTATCCAAGTAAACCGACTTCATTCCGTCAGCTAAGCCTGCCACTTCACCCTCGGAAATAACTTCAACGATTTTGATTAACTGTTTACTTCGGCTTGTCTCCTTTGCCTCGACTGGTGTATGTACACTGCCTGCGCCGCTCCCAATGTTGGCTTCAGGACTAAGTGCAGTGCCAGGGATAGGACTGCTACCGCCCCTTCTGCTACCTTTACCCATTTATAGTCCCCCGCGCTGCAATCCAAGGATAGATCTTTCCATTCTTATCTCGGTATCTGCCTAAATCACCGATTCCAGTATTGCTATTGCCAGTGTTAACAGTGTCGCTAGCGGTTAGTTTATTGGTGTCTTCCGCGGCAGATACAGTTGGCTCTCTTTCCACATCCATAGTTTCAACACCTTGAGAGATAACAAGCGTGCCAGTTCTAATCAATCCATAAGCGAGAGGCATAGATTTGCCTTGTGCCACCATATTTGATAGGTTTGAAAAGCTTGTTGATTGCTTTTTCTCTTTCTCTTCTTGTCTGCTTTTTATGCTTTCAGGCTTAATTGCTCCAGTCTGAGTTACACCCCTCATTGTTGGCATTTTTGTGAGCATTTGAGCTACGCCACCAAGCAACATTGAAGCACCAAGTCCTCCAATCATCATCGCAGAAGTTGTACCGAGAACACCAAGCCCTAACGGGCCTAACGCTAACGCACCTGCAACGATTGCTGCACCAGCAATTACTCTACGCAAACCGCCACGCTTTGAGCCTTTTAGTGTTGGAGTGAAGTGTACTGTCGCATCGTCTTTTAGTTTTTGGCTTAATCCTTGCTCTAAATAGCGGCTATCCAAATACTCTCGCCCAACCCTTACAGTAAATAATCCTTGCTGAATAAACTGTCTCAGCTTCGGAATTTGACTTGTTAGAGCGTGTACTACTTCGGCAGACGTCTTGCAATCTAGATTAAATTCAGATCCAAACTGTTTAAGGCTGCCGTAAAATCTAACGTTAACCATTCTCTGTGTCTCCAAATGCTGTGAGTGTGTTTGAGCCAATAACCATCGTATAAATCACGCTTAGATAGTCGTTTTGGTGCGTGATGCAATACCATCTGATTACCTACATAAATCGCAGCGTGATTAGGTACATCCGAACCAATGCTGATTAAAATCACATCACCAATTTGTGGCTCGCTAACTTGCTCAAATCCGTGCTTTTCCATATTGTCTAAGTAGAGGTTAAAACCATCTTCCCACCAGTATTCTTGCCGCTCAAAGTTAGGGAATTCACGACCAGATAAACAGTAAAAGTCTCTGAACAGGGTGTAACAATCCATTTCACCGTGTTCAAACTCTCGACCGATTAAAAATGGAATTTTCGGGAAAATGTGGATTTGCTCATCGCAAACTAGCCAAAAATCTAACTGGCTATATAGCTGTGTTTGTAAATCAGCTTGGGATAGCTTTGGTTCGCCTTGCGGGTGAGAGTGGACTAATGCCACAATCTCGCCTTTTTCTGATGCGTTGATGTAATCTTCTGGCGAAATTTCAAAGTGGTTCTCTTTATCCTCTGCTACGTTTTCACAAGGTATAAATGCTTTTTCATCACCTATTAAAACAACAAAACCACAGCTTTCCTGTGGTTCTTTTGATTTTGAGTATTTGATTATCTCGTTGTGTAACTTACCGTCCATCATCTACCCCAATTTATCAACACTGACAAATCCGCCATAGTTCCGCGTGTTGTTTCTTAGCTTGCAACCAGTCAACAATCCACTGCACTTATCCTTTTGTGGGTCAGTGGTTGGCTGGTCTTTTTCATCTGCCACTGCCTTGCCCGTATAACCACACTCAACGCTTCGATACAGCCAACTACAAGTCGTTGTAATCATTCTTGCACCGATTAAAGCGCTATCTGTTTCAGATGGCAGGGCTAGGGTAAATTGAGCAATACTTCGGTTGAGTGAAGATAATTGCTCAATCAAGAAATAACTCAATGCTTCCTGTGACGGGTCAGCCCGCTTATTGCCATCCTCGAAATTTACCGCATCTAGATAGTGCATATAAACCAATCTTCGTCTAACGACGCCGCCTAAACACTGATCGAATCGGTTGCAAAGTGCGGTAACAAATCCGTCAACATTACCAATCGTTAATGTTGGTCGATTGCTTGGCCCATTACCTGAAAGCTCAAACCCATCTGCTTTTACACCCAAAGGCTGATAAGTCTTTCCTTGCCAAACAATAGGCTGTGATTTTTCGTTAGTTCCAGCATAAAAACGATATAATTCACCGCTTATACCGTTATCATCTCTCAAGCTTCTTAAATCTACTTCAAACAGCTCAATGAGTGCATTTTGCTCTAGCTTGGCAAGGTCTAACTTGAATTGATTGCTAATTGCTTGTGGCATTATGGCACCTCAGTAAAACTACAATTGAATTCAGTGAAGTTTAAGCTCATTTTCGCAGGCCATTTACTGCAAATAACTTTGATATTTTTTCCTGTGAATGGGTCTTTAAAAAGAAAAGGATGAATCCCTTTGTGTCTTTTAAAGAATTCATCCACTTCTAGGCGGTCTTTGTTTTTAACCTTAACCTCAACGGAATAAGAGCGGAGTAAACTATTAATCCCCTGTAGTTGGCGCTGAGTATATCCATCGCCAAATTCAATCGAGTTTACTTTAGGCTCGCTATCAATCTGAAAATCAGGTCTAACACACCATTTAAATGTTTCCATACCCACTCCTAAGCAAACACGCCACCAGAACGCATATTGTTTGAGATAATACCGTTGGTCTCACTTCGTGCTATCTGACGAATTAGCTCTACCGTGATTTCGGTTTCTCCATTTCGTTGTCTTTTCTCAACGTTGGCATTGACCGGCTCGCCATTATTAATTACTTTGACGGAAATACTTCCGCCAGCCATAGGCTTATAGCTAGTTGACGGAATAGAGCCTACCGAACCACCGTTAGCATATCCACGACCGTAATTAAGGTGATTTAAAAATCCAACCCCTAATCTTGATGTTGCCTCTTTGGTGATAACGTATTCGCCACGATGAACTACACCTGCTGGAGTGTACTTGCCACCATCACCAGTATAACCACCGCTAGCAAATCCAACGTAACCACCATCGGAAAAGCCGAAAAACCCTGCTGCGGATTTAAGGGTATTAAAAATCATCATCTTGATAATCATTGATGATAGGTCTCTCAAAATTGATTGAGCAAGCGAACGGAAATCAGCCTTACCAGTCATCACAAAATCAGTCAAGGCATCAGCCATACCGCTAAAGGCATTTTGAGTAACTTGCGACATATTAGCAGCCATATCTCCAAAGCTATCTTGGATTTGGTTTATACCATCTTTAATCCCTGCAATCGGGTCACCTCTTCGTTTCTCTGATTCTGCCTGAATAATAGCTCTACGCTCTTTTAGTTTTGCGATCTCTTCATCAAGCTTGGCAATATTCTCTTGCGACATTCCAATCTTCAATCGAGATGCTTCAACATCTAATTGATGATTGTATTTCAGTAATTCCTGCTCTTTTCTTGTTTTGCCAAGTAATTGAAGTTCGAACTGCATTTCTCGCAGTTTTTCACCGTTATCATAGGTAAACTGCGCAATCGCAACGCTTTGTTGTGCTGCATCAATTTGAGCAGCCATATCTTTAAGCTTGGCTAATCCATCAGCACCAAAATGAGCGTATTTCTCACCATTCGCTGCGATGTCTTGAGTAATTTTGTTTAACTCTTGATACTGGCTGACTTGACCGAATACAGAAATATCTTGCGCATTTGCTCGAATTTCTGACAGTCTGCGTTCCATCTCACTTAGTTGGTCCGTGTACTGCTTCACATAATCAACTTTAGAGCCACCACCGGAAGATTTGCTAGATTTTGATTTTCTTGATGAACCGCCTTTACTGCCTTTACCAATGTTTTGTGACTCGAGAAATTTTTCGTAGTTTGCAGCAACCTCTTTTTGGTCGGCTGAGCCAGCTTCAAAGCCCTGACTTAACGCATAATCTTCCGCTTGCAATCTGCGTTTCTTAGTTGGGTCGGTTTCTTTATTAATCGCAATTTGGCGATTGTTTCGCTCAATCAGCTTAGTCGCCTTATCGCTTAAAGCATTTTGAACGCTAAAGCCTAGAGCATTGAACTGGGTAGCTACCAAGATAGCCATCGCACCCATTCGCTCAACCGCACTTGTAACAGATGCAGCGCCGCTTTCAGCACTTGGGAAAATTCTGTTTAAATCATCAAGCGAAAAACCGATTGAATCAATGCTAACTTTAGAAGTATCTAGCGTTGGAAGTAGGCTTCTTAATTTATCGTGAAATTCAGCAACAGGAACTTTACCGATGATTGTTTTTAAATCATCTTCTGACTTGGTTAGTTTTTCGTTTGCTTTTGCTAATTCAGCCTTTTTAATCGCCAAATCTTGCGTTGCTTTCGCCAATGCTTCTAGATACGTTGAATCTTCCGATTTTCCGCTCTGCTGTGCGATTTGCTTGCCTTGCTCGATTATTCTGTTGAGCTTTTCATACTCCTCTTCTAATCGCTTAATTTCGTCCTTTTGTGCGGTGATTGATTGCTCTAATTTAGCTTTCATTCCGTCAAGGACTGCGGCAGAAGTATTGGCTAATTTGCCAGTTGTTACATCTAAACTGTCAGCAAAGGACAATAATTCTTGTCGTGCTGATTCTGTTTTTTGTTGATAGTCTAAGAAAACACCAACGCCAGCGGATAAGCCGAGAGTTAATAATCCCAATGGACCACCGACAAAACCTAATGCACCACCAAGTCCTTTACCTGTTGCGGTTAGAGCTTGTTGTGCGGCAGATAGATTTCTCGTTGCTGCGGCTTGTGCTGACATAGCAGCGGAGGCTTGAATACTTGCTGCAATCCACGTGCGGATTTTTCCAACACTCCAAATTACACCTGCACCTGCTGCAAGGCTCGCCACTATGGTTAAGTGATTGGCGATTTCGTTGATTGCCTTAGCAAATGCCTCACTCGCTCCAGTGGACTTATCTAACTCCCCAATCCACTTAATCGCAGAAGTGTTTAGATTTTCAAAGGCTGCGGATATGGTAAGGATTCGAGTGTTAAACTGGTCATCAACGGATTCTTTGGCTCGTTCTAACGCCGGAACGAGTACGTCCATCGTTAGTTTGCCCTCTTTCGCCATATTGCGAAGTTCGCCAGTGGTTACCCCTAAACCTGTTGCAATCGCTTTAGCTAACGCAGGGGTCTGCTCCATTACGGAGTTGAATTCATCACCACGAAGAATCCCACTCCCGAGAGCTTGACCAAACTGTGTCAATGCTGCATCGGCTGCTCCAGCACTTGCACCAGATACCGCAACAGCTTTTGATACAGTTTCGGTTAAGCTAGCAATCTGTGCTTGGCTAATTTTTAATGTTTCGGCATTTTGAGCAAACCGTTGATAAACTCCAGAAGTCGCATTAATGCTTTGGTTTGTTTTTAATGCAATATCAAAAACATTGTTTAAACCTTTAGCACTACTAATTGATGCACTTTCAACTAATCGGAGTTTATTTTGAATTTCTGTATATCCATCGGCAAAACCTTTTAATTGACTTACACCAAATCCAGCTATACCAGCTTTGAAAAGGTTCGCATATACACGGTTGAGCGAGTTCATTGACCGCTCAATGTTATTTAATTGTTTTGTTGTGGTATCAGTAAAGCGTTTAACCCTGCCTTGTGCGTTATTGATACTGCTTTGGAATTTAACCTGATCTAACTCAAGTTGGATATTCAAGTGTCCTAATGAGCCTGCCATTTTTACTCCGTTATCTATTTGCTAAGTATTCAGCAGAACCGTCATCGAACTCTTCTTCTTTCTTCTCTTTATAGAAAGGCATAAAATCTGATAGCTCTGGCGGTTTGCCTTTCGGATCGCGATTAACCATTGCTAAAACGTGCGAAATTTGAGCCGAACGATAATCATCACGCCATAATCCGAACGGTTGCTCTTCGTAAAATAGGCGGTATTCCTGTAAATGACTTTCAGGCATCTGCTCAATTTCGTCTAGCGTTTTACCGAGAGAAAGTGACAGGTTTATTTGGAACTTTCTTCGGCTGGTGAGTTTTTTGGTTCACCGTCCATAATGGCTTGGTTAAGCTGCTCAATAACCGCTTTGTCTAACTGTGCTAATTTCTCTAAATCGTTTTCATCTTCGGCATTGAATAGGTTTACGCCACTCTCATCACATAAACGCATTGCGATTGTGCGAGTTAATTTGTGCTTGTCGTAAACTTTGGCTAATTGCTCGGTTAATGTATCTTCATCGCTAAAATCAAGCTTAATGCCTTGACTTTCAGCAATGCGTACTAATTCTTGCTGTTGTCCGTATAAGGCTTTGTTCATCTCGCCAACGGTAAACTCACGGATATAATAGGTATCGCCTAAAATCTCGACTGGTTTAACTTTTGGTTTGTGTGATAAAAGTTTATCTCTTAAATTCATTCGTTCCGCCTTAGAAAAAGAAAACCGAGAGGATTAACTCTCGGCTTTGTTATTTACGCTGTTGTAGGTAAAAAATAATCACGTTTCGCTTTTTTAATGGTTACACCTGATTCAAATTTGCCTTTCACTTCACCGCTGAAGTTAGGCGAGGTTTGAATAAAGCCAGTACCGTATAAAGCACCTTGATTGTTTTTCAAAACCATTAACCAAGGGAACGTTTCTTTGTCGTAGAATTTTTTACGCAAATCTTTTTGCATGTCTGTCGCAGGGGCGTAATAGAAAGACAGCTTAATTGAACCGTATTCAATTTCGCCTGCTTCTGTTTCTGTACCCTCTGAACACATTGTAGTGATATCTGTTTCACCCAAAGTGTCGCCGTCGCCATCAATCTGTTTAATCGCACAGAAATTGCTTGATAGTTGGATTTTTGAAACTTTTGCATTAGTGAATGATGTCGGTTTATCAAAACCTTTCCAATCCACTTCATCAGCTAAAGTAACAGTGTCAGTAGAAACAGATTTAACAGGATAACAGCCATCTAATGCACCTAAACCAGTGATTCGGATAAAATCACCAGCTTTCAAGCCATTGCTTACTGCGGTAATTGTGGCGTTTGGTGTAACAGTGCAGTTTGAAATAGCTTTCTCTGTATCGTAGCCAACGCCTAAGTAAAACTTAGTCCCTTGAAAAGGGGTTGTTTGTGTTGCCATATTTAGTCCTCGTATTTAATTTGGTATTTAAGGCTGGAGACAAACCAGGTGCGATTTGTTGCGTCTTGCTCATATTCATAGCTCATTAAATCAATTTCTTGGATAGTTTCAGCTAGATCATCACTCGCTATAGCGCTATCCAGTCGTTGTTTAATTTGCTCAGCGATATCGTCTAGATCATCATCGCCTACAGAGGTTTTTAGGTAAGTTGAGATATTCAAGGTTGCAGTATATTCGCGGTGACAAAGATCTATTTGCTCACAAGAGATATCATCAATAGATATCGCGATTGCCGATGTCTCTTGATCTATATCAATAAACAAAGGGCGACCTGAATAATAATTCTCAACACCATTTATACTGCTTTTGAGCATATCCGACACTTGATGTCGAATCTTTTTGTGAATTAACATTTAATCCTCTATTTTTTAAAAATGTCACTTAACTCCCTTGTCATTTCGACTTTGACCTTGTCCGAATAATCTTTTAGCTCATTATTAAAAGCAAATGTCAAAGGTCTAGTTAACGGAATCTTAACAACATCAATCGAATACCGCTCTTTACCTTGTCTCTTCATAACGTGCCTACGGCCATTCGCTAGGGTTTGAATAAAACCACGTTGTATTTGATATTTACCTATTTTAATTTGACCTTTACTCGCTCGCATGACTCGTCTAGAGTTTTCAAGTAATCGGATTAAAGGCAAATTTCTTCTATCAACTAGTATTTTAGCGACAGGCTGACTCGCCGTTGCTTTTTTAGACAATAGAGTTCGCTTGCGGATTAATTTAACAGGCGCGCGAATCTCTTTGGATGCATTTTTTGTTCCATTTTTGATTGC